TCTTAATTTGATAGGTTCTATTAAGAATTACTTTAAGAATGTCTTCAATATAATTTATCATAGTTTCATAAAGCTCAGTTTTCAGTTTCATGTCAGTAAGTTTTTTATCTGCATCTAGATAACGAACCATACTTTCTTTATCACGAACTTTAAAAGGAAAAGGTTCCACGGTATAAACTTCAGGATCTGCTTTGCCACTGTAATATTCATGTCGATCTTTTTTAACGACACTCATGTCATAGTAATTTTTCTTACTTAGTAATTTTAAATTGTTATAAATTTTGAAATATTTTGCATGTAATTGTGGAATCTTTAAAGATTCTAAATGTAAATTATCAGGATCAATAACAGAGTCGGTTTCCCACATATCCTGAATTTCATCAAGGGTCATAAAATAGCTCCACCAATGGTTTTCATTTGAAAGATTGTGTATTTGAATGTGACAGTTGCACTAAAATAACTGTAGTCAGTGTTTGTAGCATCAAATTCTAATGTGGTTAAAGATACTGGAAATAGATCTTTAAACTTAACTTGAAACTTTGGTTGATAGTTACTATTTAAAATTTGAAGTACACCATCAGAATACTGGTTGTACATATCTTTGCTGCTGTCCGCAGGGTAGTATCTATCTTCTAACCTTAATTCATTAAACTGACTTACATTTTCTGGATATCCTAAGGCAACCATCCAGTCATAAATGGCTAGATAATTTTCCATGTTCTCATCAACAATAAAAGTCAAACTTAAATCGTCATACTCTAGTTTGTCACCAGGAACAGGAATATCTTTTAAGTATGTAGGTTGAACGGCTACTCCTAATGTAATGCCAGGGATATTTGCTTTATTGCTAAAGAAATCTACCTTGGGATATTTTGATAAAATAAACTTAAACCCAATAGGAGATAAGAAATTTCTATTGGCAATTTGATTTGGAAATGCCATTATTAATCAGGACTTTTAAATATTTAGATAAAAAAAGACCCCCTTGCGGGGGTCTGAGTGAATCGGAGAGTGACTCACATGAGGTTGGTAACCTGTACTCTTCTGTAGTAACGGTTGGCGTTAACACGAAGAGCGCCTGAGCCTTGGTTAGTACCCTCAGCGAATGGGTTTGCAACCATTCCATAACGGGTCTTGAAGCCAATCTTAGGCTGGAAGGTGTCCTGACCAACGGCACGAACCATTTGGAGAGGAACGTATGGGCAATAGAAGAGACCAGCATCATAAGGATTCTGACCCTTATAGCCGATAACGTAGTACTGCTGAGCAGAAACGTTAGCCGAATATGGATCGATATAAACCTTATACTTACCGTTGATAACACCAGCGAAGGTGTTACCAGTGTCATCAACATTAAGACCTACGTTGAGGGCAGGGGTGTAATCAAGTACACCAGCCATGGTGAGAGCAGACGCAACATCAGCAGAGCAGATGATGGTGTTGCCCTTTCCTCTACGAGTTCTTTGAGCGATAGCGTTAGCATCACGCTCTAACTGGAAGAGAAGACCTTTGAACTTCTCAACTGACCAACGACCGTTGGAGTCAACGTCGAGGTCGAAATAGCCTGCGGTAGCAGTGTTGGTCTGAGCACCAGCTTCAGCGATCTTGTAGATGGTTCTAACAACTTCTCTGTTGATTTCAGCGAGGATTTCAGTTGAGAGGATGTTAGCAAGCTCAGCTTCAGCATCAAGACCGTGGATAGCCTTGAGGTCTTGTGCAAGCTCTAAGCTGTACTCAGCCTTGAGTGCTCTTGACTTTGCAGCAACGGTGACTTTCTCGATCGAGAATGCCATTTCTGCGAAAGTGTTTGTTCCGCTATCACCGAGAGCTTCAGACTCTCCAGTAGCCATGCCACCACCGACGTTGTAATCGGTTGAACCAATACCAGCAACAACACCGATGTCATTGAGGATTGCAGGGTTGGAACCACGCTGAGTGGTTGTACCGATACCAGCATTAGCATCAGCGAAACCAGCACTAAGGGTCTGCTGCTTGTTCTGACCCGAGAATGCGGTATCAGCTTCGTTGAAGAATGCTTCGGTTCCAGACTGGTTAGCGTAACGGGTTCTCATCGCAAAGATAAGACCAGTTGGGCCAGTCATAGGCTGAACGCCACAGATATCATAAGCGATAAGCTGAGGCATTGAACGGCGAATGAGGCTGATTAAAACGGGGTCGAAACCAGCAACAGGACCAGTTGCAGCAGCAGTACCATAAGTACCACCACCAAAACCGCCAGTGCCTGCTGACATGGTTGGTGAAGCCTCTGTGAGCATACGTTCAGAGCGTAAGAATTGCTCTTGGTTTTCTAGCAAGATTGCGGTAACGCTCTTCTTGTATGAATCCTTGATGGAATCAAGACCTTCACAGTTTAGAAGAGGAGCCCACTTTTCTTGCAAATGTTGTGAGTTGTACATTTGCGTGTTTTCTCCTGTCTTGGAAAAAGTGTTTACTTTATAATATTAAAATCACTTAGAAAATTTTGAAATAGCCTGTAGATAGGCATTCATTGATTCGGAAACAACTTCCGAGTCACTGCCTAGCATTTCATCTTCTCTTTCTGGAGTAACTGGATTTCTTGGGAAGTATGACTCCCTTAATGCTTCCAGTTTCTCACGATAGTCTTCTTCACTTACGAACTCAACACTTTCAGCCAGACTTGCGAGCTTGCTCTTCTGGGTCTCAGCGAGACCTCTTGAGACATCATAGAGAATTCCATCTGATACGGATTCGCTAAGTCTTTGGTTTAACTGAATATTTCTTTCGATTTGCTCGTTGAGTCTTGATTCCATGTCATCAAGTTTTGCGACCATGCTCTCAAGCACATTGTATTTATCTTCAGGGATTGATACATAATGTTCTTCAAAAAGACCCTTGAGGTTTGTCATGAATGACTCCGCAAGTTGAGCCTTGATGCCAGTCTCAACTTGAAGAGCATTCTCCTCAAGCCATTCACCAGCAACATACTCAAGGTATGAGTCTACTCTTTCGGTTAATTGTGCTTCAATAGCAGCAACATTTTCCTCAAGAGCAGCTTCATAACGCTTCTGAATAATTTCAGCAGCTTCATCTACTTTTGATCTTAGTGCAGCTTCAAAAACAAGAGCTGCTCTTTCCTTAAATTCTTCGGAGAGATCTTCGTCACCAAAAATGGCTTTCACATCCTCTTCAACGTTAAACTCAAGTTCTGCTTCTTCTTCAGCTTCTTCTTCTACAGTTTCTTCCGCAGCAACTTCTTCTTGCTCAAGAGCTTCTTCTTCAGAAACAACTTCTTGATCTTCTTCAACTTCAACTTCTTCAGCTCTAGCTGCTTTAGCATTAACTACATCTCTAACGGTTTTCACGTTTTGAGTAGCTAATTTAGAAGAATCGTCAGTTGAACGATAGTTGAAAGGGGTTGGGCCACCTAAGTCGGTGATTGATTGCCCAGGAACACCAGCAACAAATTCTCCATTTGAGGGCATTGGTTCAGCAGGCTTAGCACCAGCATTAACCGCAGTCTTTGATTGCTTGGCTTGTGACGTTAATTCCATTTCTTGTAAATTACCAGCAGACATTGTACTCTCCGAATAAAATTGATTATCTTTATTCTAATATTTATTTATAAATTATAGATTTCTCAAGTACTCATTGAATACTTTGAGAAGACGCTCTTCGCGGATTTTTTTATCGATTGTTGGTGTTAATGAATTAATTTGCTGTAAAGTTTTTTCAGCTAAAACTCCATTATTCCAAATCCACTCCTTACCTTCCATAATACCTTGAACAAATGCATCAGGTGCGGAAGGATCTGCTACAATATCAGCAGCAGTTGAAAGCATAAAATCATCACCAACATACTTGATACCATTACGCTCAACAAGAGATCCAATACCTCTTGAAGAAACACCAAGCTTCACTCCTTCATCAAGAAGTGACTTAGCAATGTTACCCATTGGAGTGTCGAGGATTTTTGCTTTACCAATAAAATTATTTCCTTCTGCTTTTAGACTTGTGATCATGTGTGATGCACGATCTAAATTTACCGTTGGCCCATCGGGATGACCAAGTTCTCCAAGTGCTCTTCCTTCTTTAATATACTTTTGGGTATACTTTGCAACTTCTCTCTCAAGAATTGGGAAGGGATAGCAACGACCATTGCGGTTTGTAATTTCTGCTTGAAGAAAAGGCCCTGTAATATAAAGACTGGTTTTACCATTCTTTTCTTCGGTGAGAACTTGAATATTCTCGATTTGCTCTGTAATTAGTTTCATTGTTTTACTGGGTAAATCCTACTTTTGCAACTTGAACCGTACCACCTAAAACATGAATTAAATCACTAGCTGTTTTTTCAATAACTTCGGAAGTGTTGTTTAGCATTGTAATAGAACCAATTCCAGAATATGTAGAATTTCTTATTACAACTACAACAGAACCACCAGAAGCATTAACAACTCTAACGAGAGTTGCACTTCCAACAGTAGTGCTATTACCAATTCCTGTGGCTAAATTAGCCTCATTACCTTTTACCTTTAACCTATACATCTTGATCCTCGGTTTCCATAGTTGGGTCAAACATTTGAGCACCAATGACAGGCTTTAACTCATCAATCATTGAAACGCTTTTTTGATAAAGCAGTTGCTTGATTGCATCAGTAAGTTCCGCAGCTGGTGCGTCGGACATCACCATCCCAATAAAATCATTTGTTTCCATGAAATTACTTATAAAATCTTATATTATTTATAGTTTGTTGGTTTTCTTAGTATCTACTTTGTCCGCTTCTGGTGCTTTTACGTTTGCTGCTTTTTCACTAGGTTGCGGATCTTTAACAGGTTTCCCTAACCCAATCTCAAGATCTTTTGCATTTTGCTTTTGAGTTTTCTTAATAAGATCCTGACCTGTTTTTTGAACATAATCAGTTGGCATTCCAGTTTCAAGATCGGTTGGTTGAGTAGGTGGTGGAATAATACCTGTGTTAAGTTCATCCGCAATTTGGAAATCAATTTCGATCATTTCCTCTTCGGTCTGGCGTAAGATCTTTCTTCTTACATACTCATTAGAATAATATTTTCCAACATAAGGCTCTACTTGCTGAAGAAGAGAAATTCTTTCATTCATTAATTCTGTTTCTTTTAGTTCAGCAAAATGATTGTCGTAAACATAATCATATTGAATGTGATCACTCATCCATTCCCAATCTTGTGGAGTGATGATATTTTTAAGAACTAATTGAGTCTTTAGTAGATCATGGAATACATTGCTAAATCTTTTACGCAATCTCCCTACAAATCTAGAGAACATGATTTCATCTCTAAGAATTTCAGAAGATCTTCCTAAATTAAATCCACCGTCTGCAGCAATTCTAGATTCAGGAATACCTAAGGAACGATAAAGTTTCTTTTGGAAGTATTCAATATCTGCAAGTTCTCCAAGATTCTGTCCACCAGGAAGAGTGGTGATT